ATTGTTGCACCAGATCAGTTCAAGACATATGATGAGTTGAAAACTCGTCTAGATTATGTTCTTGGAAACAAGAAGTCTGCTGCACCACAGTTTGAGGAAGAGGACACAGATCGTGGAGAAGCAGAAGAGTTAGTAACTGCTGCTGTTTCAAAACCTGCTCCTGCAGTGACCGAAGATGAGGATGATGACGCATTATCCTACTTTGCTAAACTTGCAGAGGAGTAATGAAATATAATCAACTCTGCCTTACACTTCTTGTAATTGCAGCTTGGGTTAATTTAATTTTTAAATAGGGGTCGTATGACCCCCTTTTTTTATGGATTAACTACGTTTGTATTTTCTGTTGCTGCTAATGATGATGTAATATAACTTGAACTCTTATCATATCTCACAACGTCTCTTAAATCATTAATGAATGTTTGTAGATAAGAAACTCTTAAAACATCAATCTCTCTTTTCTTTTCATTCTCAGTATGTTCATATTCTAAATTTGTTACTGCACGAGCAATGTTATCTGTCTTTACAGTAAATTCATCCTTATCATCTAATTGAGTATTACCCGCTTGTGAAACTATTGTATATTTTGTATTATACTTGGATGACGTTCCATCTATTTTAAATTCTTCATCTACTATTAAATTTGGTGGTAGTATAAGACGGTTTTTATCATCTCTGATCTCAAATGTTTCATAGTGATGATTTTTGTTCATCTCTGTCTCTGATCCATATTTTTCTAAAGCATAGTTATATACCTCGTAGTCTTGAATCGGCCATTCGTGATTTATATTTGTGATGCCAGCAACTAAGACAACAACATAATCTAGTTCAGCATCACCGTAGAGATCTTCTGCCACTGTGTCTGGACGAGCACCATCACCAATAACATACTTATTAAATAAACTTACATTTTCACCTAAGTAATCAAATAATTTTGAACGACGAAAAATATTTTTGATTATGATATAATCCCTTGATGAATTCTTATGAGACAAAGGTGATTGATATGCAATATCTGGTAGTTCTGCAAAATAACCCATTAGTATCCTACTCCTGATGACCCAGATGGTGTATCGTAATCTTCGGCATATATTGGATTGAGTTCTTTAAATACCATATCCATTCTAATATTAACTGGTGTTGAGTCATTGTAAGTTGCATAAGTTCCTGCATTTGTGTAATTAACATTAATACTTGTTAATGCACAAGTTTTAAAGTTGTTGAGAAACGGATGTCTTCTTCCACCACTTCGATATTCAAGGATAAAAACATCTGGTGCTTTTATCATTAAACCTGATGCAGATGCACCATTGAATGTCTTAGTTCCTCCTGCCTTTGCTGACATGGATTGTTTTAAACTTCTAATAATATCTCTTACTCTCCCAGCTTCACCTGGTGATCTAGGAGAAAAAGTTACACTAAATGGAAAAGTTCTTAAATTAACTCCTTGAAATAATAATTCTAAGTTTGAATTTAAAACTTGACCTGTTGATCTTGAAATAATACTTCGAGGAGTAACATTTGAACCAAGAGCATTGATTGCTCTACCACTAATAGCAGCTTTAAAAGCTTCTTGAGTATCATTATCTAGAGTTGGTATCCTCACACCAGAAGTAAATAAATCAAGTGATTGTGCAGCAAATTCAGCTGGTTTATCTAGGGCAGCTTTACCGATTGCTAAACCTGCTAATTCAAACATATTCAAAGTATCCTCACCCCAAGTTACAGATGTACTATCATTCAAATCCTGTGGAATTGGTAATTCTATAAAATATTTTGTTTTTTGTTGTTGACGAGTTCTTGCATCAGCGGTCATTCCAAAATTTCTTAGTTTTGGTTCTTTGATTACTTTTCCTGTCTCCTTTCCATTTTTCTTCTCTGCTACCTCATTTATTGTTATACCCATTCGAGTATCTTTAGCTTTACTTGGAGTGATATACTCCACACATTTTATAAGAAGTCTATCACCAGTATTTCCTCTTCCATCCATTTTCACTGGATATCTTAAATATTTTCCTGAATATGATCTATTATCTCCTTTAAATCCGCTGTCTGAAACAGTTGGGGTTGAAGTGGTTTGTAAAACGGTGCCACTGTTTGGATTGATAGTCTCCGCACCCTTATTTGATGTTTCAGATGACTTATTTCGGTTTCTATATGAGTTAGGGTTGTTTAATCCTCTATTTTTATAACCACTTGTTCTTGGCATATCGACCTAATTTTTTAACTATTTAGACGTATTTTTACAAAAGGTAGAGTTCTTAAATCTCTTAACTCCATTTCATCTACTTTATATAATCCACCAACTACTTCTGGAAACGTATATTGTCTCATTTCACCCCAATGGTAATTTAATCCACGAAAACCCCAAGAGAAAACATCAGTCACTGCAACAAGAGGATGTTCATCATATGCTATACCAGGTGTTTTGGGTTTATATACAAAAACATAGTAGTTTCCAGACTCAGGAACGTTACTTCCCTCAGTCAATACACCAAGTATTTCCTGTGCTAAATCATCAGCACTTTCAGTACCGATAAGGTTTTTCATTACTGGATCAAGTCTACTCATATTCCTAATTCTTTTTCTGTAACTACTTTAAACTCCCATTGACGATCTGCACAAAACTCTTTTGCCATTTTCCATTTTGCTTGATTTTTTGCATATTCATATGCTTCACGAATATAACCTTTAGTTTGTCTTTTTGGTTTTTTTGGAGGTATGGTTTGTTTTGCAGGTTTAACTTCGATAACGTAATTTTTTATCTTACCATTCGTTTCTTTCACTTTCATATAAAAATCTGGGAAATATCTGTGCACTCGATTATCAATAGGAGAACGATAGGGTATTGCTATTTCTTCACTTGCCCACTCTAAGATATTTTGATTTTTATCACAATACACCATAAACTTTCTCTCCCAAAGTGATCTATAAACTATATTAGTTGGATCACCTTTATACTTTCTGGGAAATGATGGATAGTATTTTCCCTTATAAGACATCTAAATAACTATACTATAGTTATATTTAGAGTGCCAGCACCAAGACCAAAATTAATATCAGATATAATGCCAAAGATACAGAATGTAGCTTTGACATCAAATTACTTTGTGAAATTCGTACTGCCAAATGGTGGTTTGAGATCACATATGAGGAAAAAAGGAATAAATGATGTATTTGTAGCAGATGATATGGGATTGTTATGTCATGATGCTGTATTACCTGGTAGTGCGATGGCAACACTTAATACTGCAGGTGATTTTCAGGGTATGATTGAAAGATTTGCTCATACACGTAATTTTACACAAATTAATTTAGAATTTTATGTTGACAATGAATATAAATCTCTAAAATTTTTAGAGCATTGGATGGAGTATATTACAGGATCAAGTGAATTTAATCCATCAGATGATGTATATCACTTTAAAGTAACTTATCCTGAAGAGTATAAATCAAATGATACAAGGATCATAAAATTTGAGAGAAATCACTTTCAATTCTTAGAGTACAGATTTATTGGATTGTTTCCCTTGAGTTTAAATGCAACAAGAGTATCTTATCAGGGTTCACAGGTTTTAAAAGTTAGTGCAACATTTAGTTTTGACAGATATGTTTGTGGAGAATCATCTTCTCTCGCAAGAGACTTAGGCACAGCATTCAACAACATTTCATCTCGTATACAAGACTTTAATAGGAGAAGAAGAGAAAGAAATTCTGGAGAAAATAGAGTAGCAGCTTATAATTCAATATTAAATGATTTAACTGATAGATCAATTAATGATGTTTATAGATCACCAACAGGACAGGTAACAGGAGTTCCAACTAATACTTTAGGAGGAACTTCATTGGGATCGGGAGTTTCAAATACATTTAAGGTTTAAAAAACCTCTATAAATAATCACATTGAAGTGCTTAGAATATTATGCCTTTACCAAAAATTTCGACACCAACTTATGAGTTGGTGCTACCTTCGTCAAACAAAAAAATTAAATACAGACCTTTTCTTGTAAAGGAGGAGAAAGTATTAATTTTAGCAATGGAAAGTCAAGATACTTCTACCGTTGCAAACGCAGTGAAAGATGTTCTCGCATCTTGTATATTATCAAGGGGAATAAAAGTTCAAAAATTATCAACATTTGATATTGAATACTTATTCTTAAACATTCGTGGAAAATCAGTGGGTGAAAAAATTGAGGTGATGGTAACTTGCCCAGATGATGGGAAAACTCAAGTGCCTACATCAATAAACATTGATGAAATTAAAGTTATTGTGGATGAAAAACACAATAAAGATATCAAACTCGATGATCAGTATACATTAAGAATGAGGTATCCTTCTCTTGATGAATTTGTAAAAAATAATTTTGCCACTGCATCAGATGTTTCAGTAGATGATACATTTGATTTAATTTCTTCTTGCATTGATCAAGTTTATTCTGAAGAGGAATCTTGGACTGCTGCTGATTGTACAAAAAAGGAATTGTCTCAATTTGTTGAGTCTCTTAACTCAAATCAATTTAAAGAAATTGAAACGTTTTTTGAAACAATGCCAAAGTTAAGTCACACAGTGAAAGTTATCAACCCAAATACTAAAGAAGAAAATGAGATTGTATTAGAGGGGCTACAGAATTTTTTCGGATAAGTATGGCACATGAAGATCTTGCTTCTTATTACAAGATTAATTTTGCCTTAATGCAGCACCATAAATACAGCTTAACTGAACTTGAAAATATGATACCGTGGGAAAGGGAGATTTATCTCGCTTTATTACAAAATTATATTGAAGAGGAAAACTTAAAAGCACAACAAGAAAAGAATGGATGAGGAACAAGGTTTAGGGTCGCCAATAGCAGGAAGTCTTAGAGGTATTAGAAGAAGTGTGTCTTCTGGTATCTTCACTGGTCGTGCCTTACCACAATTCACTCAACCTGATCCACAGACAACAAGTTTAATATCTCAAAATAGTTTAACACTTACAACAGTATCAAATCAATTATCTAATATATCTGCACAGATAATTAATTTAAATACTTCACTCTCAACAATCAGAGAAAATTTACAGATTAGTGATTCTCTTGATAGAGCAAGAGAAGCAGAGCAGAGAAAAAGAGAAAGAATTTTAGCAGAGCAAGCACTAAGAGAGGGAAAGGAGTCAGATTTAGAAAAGAAAATACAATTTGCACTGCTAAGTCCTGTTAGAAGAGTTGCTGCAAAAACACAATCTATATTAAATCAATTAGCGGAGTTTTTTACAGTATTATTGGGTGGTTGGTTAGCAAATACAACTCTTCAATTTTTGAATATTCTATCAGAGAAGAATATTGATAAATTTAATGCGTTCAAAAGAAAACTTGGTGCTGACTTATTGACTATTGGTGGTATATTTTTAGTAGCTACTGTAGGTATAAAAAAACTCATATCATTATCTGCATCAATTGCAGCAAATGCATTTAGAATAACTTTTGGTGCCATACTTAAAAAACCATTTCAAGCTATAATAAACACTGTTAGAAATCTTTTAAGAAATGCAAGAGGAAAAATTGGAAAGGTTGTAGCAGAGGCTGGAGAGGGACTACTTAAAAATGTTGGTAGGGGACTTTTAGGTGTATTACCATTTGTTGCAACTGGAACTCAATTAGATACAGATGTTCCTACTAATAAAGTAACAGGAATTAAGGGTGATGCAAATGTTACTGGTGATTTAGCAGATAAAGTAACAGGTAACGTTAACAAAACAAAGAAAGGTTTTTTCAGTAGATTTGGTAAACAAGCAGCAAAAGAAGGTGCAGAAACTGGGACAAAAAAAGTTGCTAAATTTGGTCTTAGGAAATTATTAGGTAAATTATTCGGTCCTATAACTAATTTTTTAGTGGATATGGCATTTGGTGAAAAATTAGAGAGAGCATTAGCAGGTGCAGCAGGATTTGCTGCAGGTTCAGCAGTAGTAGCAAAGATAGCAGCTCCTTTATTAGCATTACCGATACCTGGTGCTAGAATAATGTATGGAGCGTTAGTTCTTGGAGGTGGTTTTTTAGGTGAACAAACTGCAAAGAGTGTTATTGATGCTATAATGGGTGTTTTTGGAAAGAAAACCACAAAAGCTGAAAAAATTGAACCAGCATCAACCTCAACTGTAAATGAAGAGGATATACAAAAAGAAGAACCTATAAGTCTAGATGGAATATCGTTGGCACTTGGTGGAGATGACTCAAATTTAATCAATCCTATTGATACAAATAGAAATTTAATTGCAACAAATATATCTTCACTTGAAGAAGCTCCTCCAAATATCGTCACTCTTCCGATGGGTGGTGATGTGATGAGTGGTTCTAGTGGATCATCTAATCCACCATCTACTCCATCAAATGAGATACCACCGATAACATCAACAGATGGATCAAATCCCTACATCTCATTTTCTGAGTCAATTTATGGAGTATTAGCATAATGGCAGATAATTCAAAAATTGTAAATAACTCATTACTTAAATCTTCAATAAGTATCAAAAGCATACAAAATTCTGTATCAAATTTTGCAGAGGGTATTGTAAATGCAAAGCAAACTGCATCTAAAATTGTTGAACAAACAAATGAAAGAATAAAGTTCAAACAAACTTTAATAGGTCGTGATAATGAATTTTTTAGGAGAAGAAGACAAGCAGTATTAAGAAGACAAAGAGAGGATGAACTAGAGGCATCAGGCATATCAGGTGCAATAAAACGACAAGGAACTTTAATTGCAAAGAGTACAAAAGGTTTTCTAGGTAGAATTTTAGATTTTATTGGTATATTATTAATAGGATGGTTAGTCACTACACTTCCAACAATTATTAAAGGAGTTCAAGAAATTCTGAAAAGAATGAGAACCTTAGTTAATATTCTGACAGGATTCGTAGACGGTATTCGAGATATATTTACTGGTATTGGAACTGCTCTTGATAATTTTATGGATAGATTCAAAAGAGAAGATTATGAAACACCAGAGAAGGAATTAAGAGAAAATCTAACAAGAGCCGAAGGTGGTTTTCAAGCTTTAAATAATAATCTTGTAAATGCTGTCAATCCTTTTACAGATCCTAAAAACTTTGATTTAGAAACGTTTGATGTACCATTAGAACAAGAGGAAACTGAAAAAACAAAAACAGAACAACAGGAGACACCAGATACACCACCACCTAAAGAAGAAACTCAAGCAGAGGAGAAGCAAGAAAAAACTGGTGAGAGTATAAGTTTATTTGTAGATGATGATCAGGATGTAGAAACTGCTGATGCAAGCAATGTTCAAGGTATTACAAGTGCAAGTGCTGAAGAAATATCTGGTGAACCCATAATTAATGATATTGATGCTGCGGCTAAGCAAGACGATGTTAGACCATCTTTCACTGCTGATGTTAGAGGTCTTGATGGCACTGAATTAACAACCAACGAAGAGGCACAACAAGAACAAGCACTTGAAGATACTGGTTTTTCAATGTTTAATAAAGGTGGAAAGGTAGAGGGTAAACCTGGTATTGATAATGTATTAGCAAAATTAACTTCTGGTGAATTTATTATGACAAAAGAGACCACTGAGAGAATTGGTGCGAATTTCTTTGATGCATTGAACAAGGGTGGTAAAATAGATCAAATGATTTCATCAATGCCGAATCAGGAAATGATGGAACAAATTCAAGCAAAAATGATAGATAAAACTCAAGCAATAAGTCAATTAGCGAAGAAGAGAAAAGGAACAACTATAATGATGGTCAACAATGGTGGTAGAAGCAGTGCAAGTTTAAATATGCCATCAAGGGGTAAATCTGTTTCTTTCCCACCAGCAACTAAAAATGCACTCTCTGAAATTCACCACATTCTACACAGATACACATAATGGCAAATATAAGTAAATCAATATACGAAAAACTTATTATTGAATCTGCAGACGGTTCAAAAACTGCTGATATATCTGCTGGTGCAATAATGATAAGATATTATGAAAATGTTTTCTCACCAATGATAACAGCAAAAATTGTGGTTGTGAACACTGGTGATAGCATACAAGGTAAAGATGGTAAATTACAATCTTTATATAATGGATTTCCTCTTCGTGGTGGAGAAAGAGTTGTGATGAAAATAGCTGGTAATTCTAATTCTAATGTTGATGGTTTAGATTTTTCCAAAAGTTCATCACAATATTTTCACGTTGCTTCAATAACAAATGTTTTGATTGATAGTTCAAGAGAGACATTTACATTAAATTTGGTTCCAAGAGAAGCGATCACTAATGAAACATCCAGAGTAGGTAAAAAGTTTCCGTCGTCACAACCAATATCTGATAGTGTTGAAAATATTATTAAAAAGTATTTGAAGTCAGATAAAATAAATGAAATTGATAAAACACAAAATCCATATGGTTTCATAGGTAATTTAAAAAAACCATTTACAATATTAACTTGGTTATCAAGCAAGGGTGTTCCTGCATCATCAGGTAAAGATGCTTCTGCTGGATATCTTTTCTATGAAACACAAGATGGGTATAATTTTAAATCATTAGATGATTTGATCACACAAGATCCATATGAAGAGAAATTTGTATATACACCAAATGTTGTAAGTCAGGATGATCCAAGGAATGATTTTAAAATATTAGAATACTCAACAAGTAAAAACCAAGATTTAATTGGCAAACTTGAGAGGGGTGCATATTGTTCATATAGATTATTTTTTAATCCATTAACTTTTAAATATACTAATCCAGAAAAAGGAATTTTCAAATTAGAAGACTATCAATCAGAAACAAAAAATTTAGGTCGTGGTATTGAATTGCCACCTATTAGTGATGATAGTGATGAGACACTTGGAGATGTTCCTAGTCGATATATGACTGCAGTTCTTGATATTGGAACGATGGAAAAGAATCCATTTATTCCTAAAGATCCTGATATTGCAGAAAATTGTGATCCATTTAAAATACAATCACAAGCAATTATGAGATATAATGTATTATTCACACAGATATTAGAAATGACAATACCTTTTAATACTAACTTAAGAGCTGGCAGTTGTATTGAGTGTGAGTTCCCAAGACTAGATAGATCTAAAAGGGCAGAACCTGATACTGAGCAAAGTGGTCGATATATAATACAGGAATTATGTCATCAATTTGACTCAACAGGTTCATATACAAAATTGAAATTAATAAGAGACACATTCGGTAATCAAGAATAATGTTAGAAAACAATTTATTAAAAAGTAATTTTTTAGGTAGAGATGGTTTCCGATGGTGGATTGGTCAAATTGCTTCGGAAGATGCACAGGGAGATCAGATAAACGAGATAGGAACTGCTTGGGGAAATCGAGTTAAAGTTCGTATCATGGGATATCATCCTCAAAATACTGTTGAACTACCAGATGACGACTTACCTTGGGCACAAGTTTTACTATCACCTCAATGTGGATCAGGTAAAGCAAATCGTTCCAGATCATTAAGAATATCACCAGGAGATAATGTTTTTGGATTTTTCTTAGATGGTGATGATGCACAACTTCCTGTAATAATTGGTATATTTGGTAATACAACTTATTCACCTAGTGGAGAAAACTCAGGACCTTTCATACCTTTCACTGGATATACGAAAAAAATAAAATCAAGTGATTATATGATTAAGGGTGAAGCAGGAGATATGTCTGGTAATACTGCTCAGAGATCACCAAGAAATGTTGATAGTAGATTAGCAGAAAAAATAGAAGAGACAAGTGGTTTAGTTGAGAGATCCACTAGTGCAGCTGTAGGAAAAGTAATTAATTTTGGTGGGACTAATCAAAATTCAGTTCAAAAAGTAAAAAGTGAAGTACAGAATGCAGTTCTTAATTACTCAACTGCTACAGATAAACAAAAATTATCAATAATAGATGGTGCTGCCCGAAAAATAACAAGTGTCGCTGGTGGTATATCTGGTGATTTTGTAAACAAAACATATGCTGATCTCTCACCAAAATTAAATAAAGGATTGCACGATTTGTACAAAAGAACCTATGCCCTAGTATTATTAGCTACACAAAACCCTGCGATTGCAAAAAAAGCAGGGACTGCAGCACAGACAGCGATGGTTGGACCAGTAAGAGAAATTCAAAATTTTCTTCCTTGTGCTATTAAGAATATCTCAGATAATTTATTTGGTTCAGTTCGTAATATTTTAACAAGTTTGTTAGATAATGTAAAAAACTTTGTTTCGTGTATTGGTGATCAATTTGTAGGTGCTTTATTCAATGACATCATAGGTAAAATAAATGAACAACTTGGAGGATTGATGAAGGGGGTATCAAAAATATTTAATGGTGATTTAGTTGGAATGTTGAGATCTGTAGGAGAGGGTTTACTAGGAATTTCAAATGCCTTTGATTGTGATCTTCCAAGTGCTGCTGATGGAATGGGTGCAAAAACAAATCAATGGGTTATAGGTAAAGGACCAAAGAATATCGTTGGAGTAACAGCAGAATCAATATTAGATATTGCAAATGCAGCACAGTCATTAGGAGAGGCAGCAGAAAGTCCTGGTGGAATAATAGGTAATTTAGGAATATTTGATTTTATGCGACCAGATGTAAGTACACCTGGTTTTAGTAGTCAATTAAGTAGTTGTTACACAGGTCCTCCACTAAACTGTTCTGGTATTAAGGTAAATATTTTTGGTGGTGGTGGAGAAGGTGCCTCTGCAATGCCTATATTAGGTTCAATAGTCGGTGATACATTTGCCAATCAAACAGCAAGTTTAATAGGTATAAAGTTAACAAACGGTGGTGGTTCATATATTACTCCTCCTTTTGTAGAAATTGTTGATAATTGTAATCAGGGATATGGAGCAGTTGCAAGGGCAGTTATAGATTATGATCCAAAATCTCCAACATATCAGCAAGTCATTGATGTCTATGTTGTTACCGCTGGAGAAAATTATCCAGTTATTGAACCAGAGGAAGGTAGTGATGCAGTTTACACAATTGATCATGTCGTGGTTGTAAATCCTGGACAAAATTATAAAAATGAAGATACAATTACTGATGAGCAAGGAAATGTTTATACTAAATTCCTTGATGATAGTGGTAGAATTTTAAATGTAATTCCACCAAATCCCGAAACAACTAGTGTTCAGGAAGTAAATGAATTACCAGAATTAACAATAAATTCATCAACTGGTTTTGGAGCAATTCTCAAAGCACAAATCGGTGCAAGACCAGAGTATCAGGGTGAAATCAAGCAAGTGATTGATTGTATTACTCCCCGTGATGGAATTGTGGGATTTGTTAATGGTGAAGCATATTATGGACCTTTTCATGTAATGTCAAATGGTATTAAAATGACAGGATCCAAACATAGTGATACAGATGCTATAATATATGATACACCTCAAGAGAGTAGAACCTCAACTGCAAGATCTCCATCAACCACTCAAACAACTCCTACTGTAATTTCATCACCAACTCAAAATAATGTTTCCAACACCACTACACCAAGTCAAACTACAACAAGTACTACTACTCAAACTGGAACAACTGATACATCAAACCAACAAACGCCTGGACAGAGTTACACTCCTCCTTCTAATAATCCTCCTAGTGGTGGCGGGTCTTCGGGATCAGGTGGGGGTTACTCAGGATACTGATAAATATTAATACTAAAGTAGAATTATGGCAGAAAGACCCGAAGATCAACAAAATTGGCAACTAAGGCAGTACGACTCATTTGGTCCTCACTTTAGGATTGATTCTGGAAATCCTCAGATGGGATATAATGGAGCTGTCATATATGATTTATTGGGTTCTGGTAAAGATGGTAATACAAGCACCGTTGGGATGACTGAAGCTGGATTGTATCATATGTACAATGATCAGTGTATAGAGATAATGGGTGGAAATAAAGTTGATGGTGGAGGTGTATGTGTTAATATAGTTGGTGCAAATGGCGATGTAACTATAACTGCTATGAGTAATGGTGATGTAAGAATAACTGGGCAAAATATAATATTAGACGCAGATAAAAATGTTGAAATTAATGCTGGAGCAGATTTTAGAGTAAATGCGAGTAATTCAGTAAATATGTCATCAAATACTTGTTACATCAGTGCTCCGTATGGAAAAATAAGAGTTCGTGAGGTTGGATGGATGGGGGGAGTGTTCGCAGGTACAAAAGTATCTGAAAGTGTCTGGGGTGCGTAATGTCAGATATTTTCAAAAATGGTAGTGTTCCGTTTCCCGATTATGATAACGAAGACACTGATAATTTTACGAGAAAGGTAGAGTTTACAGATGATGTATTCGTTTATGGAAATTTATATGCAAATGTAAGATCTGAAAATATTCAATTTTCAGAGACAACAACTTTTCAAAATATTAATGCTGATAATTTATTTCTTACTGGAGGGATTGTAGGTTCATCTGGGACATTTGATTGTTTTGTTGTAAAAAATAAATTTGATGTAGGTCTTGCTGGAACTGTTTTTACTGCCATATCAGAAACTGATGGTTGTAATAGTGTTTCTAGTCCTGGTCGTGTTGGTATTGGTAGTACGCAACCAGACGGTAGATTTCAGGTGGGTGTTGGAGGTGAAACACTAGACCCTAAATTTCCAATAGACCCTTTTCAATCAGTCTTTATTATAACTGATGATGCTAAAACAGGTATCGGCACTACACAACCAACTGAAATTTTTCAAATTGGTGTTGGCACAGATTCATTAACTTTCTCTGGATTAGGAACTTTAGGAGTTGGTACTGCTGAACCTGGTAATTTTACAGGATTTAATACTAATGAACTTGTATATGGTGCGTTAAGAGCAGATTTTGATGGAAGTATAAGAATTGCAAGAAATATTTTTGACTCAGCAGGATCAGTTGGTGCAAATGCAAATTTTCTTAGTCGAGATAATGATGGTATACGATGGGTTTCGTTCACTCCTGTTGAAACTGAAGGTGTATTTTTACAAGATGAAGGAACATTCGTTCCAACAGTCGGTGCTGCTCAATCATTTACTGTTCTTAACTTTGTTCAAAGAAATAGTGATGGTGAAGGAACTGATACGTTAATACCTACTGCACAAGATCCAACGACTGTTACTGGTGTTGCTACAATATTCACTCAAGATTTATGGGGTCATCAAGGAACTGGTGTAGGTGCAGCGATTTATAGAAAATCTAGAGTTGGAATCAATCAACCAAATCCTCTATACCAATTAGATATTAATGGTGATTTTCATGTTTCACAAGGAGCACAACTTGATGCAACATTAGATGTAAACGGTTCTGTTCAATTTAATAATACTTTAGACGTTGATGGATTAATAACCTCTAATGACACAACTGATGCATCAAGCGTAACTAATGCATCAGTTGTTATAGATGGTGGTGTTGGTATTGCAAAGAGACTGATTGTTGGTGATCAAACACAACTTCAATCACAACAGCAAAGCACATCAACATCTAGTGGTTCATTAGTAGTATCTGGTGGGGTTGGTGTTGATAAAAATATAAACATCGGTGGTTCAGGTGTAATTGCTGGAAGGTTGGATGTTGATGCTACTGATTCCTCTACAAGTTCATCTTCAGGTGCAGTGGTTATTGATGGTGGTCTAGGTGTTGCTGAAAATATAAATTCTGGTGGATCTGGAACATTTGCTGGAAGATTAGATGTTGATAGTCAAGTAGATTCAACAAGCACGGGAACTGGTGCTCTAGTTGTTGATGGTGGTGTCGGTATTGTCAAAAATTTAAATGTAGGTCAGAATGTAAAGGTATCAGGTAATTTAGAGTTGGAGGCACAACTTACTGATTTCTTTAATAGTGAAGGAGTTGGTGTTTGTAAAACTGATTACCGTTTATCTTCATTCAATGTTTCGGGTGTTGGTGTTGGTGTATCTTGGAGACCATCAGGTGTACAAACAAAGAGAACATTATGGGTATCGAAAAATGGATGTGATACAAACAGTGGATTATTAGAGGGTGATGCAAAATACACTGTTGCTGCAGCAGCTGCAATTGCTCAAGAAGGTGATACAATTAAAGTGAGATCAGGAGTTTATATTGAAAATAATCCAATAGGATTAAGAACTGATGTAGCAATCACAGGTGAAGATCTAAGATTAGTAACAATTGTTCCAAACAATACTAATAAAGATGTATTTCACGTAAGAAGAGGATGTTTGATAGAAAACTTAAGTTTTGCTGGTGCAACTATTACAACTAATCATCCTCGTTGTGGTGCAGTTGCATTTCCACCAACACAAGCGAGTGTAAATTCTGGTTTAGATTTTCAGGCAGTCTCAGGATTTACACCATTAGGTCCTGCAAACGAAGGTGCTGCTGGTAGATGGAGATCACCATATGTAAGGAACTGTACAAACTTTATGACTGGAAGCATTGGTATGAAAATAAATGGTGATCATGCAAATGCTGCTTTTACTGGAACGAATGATGGTGGTCAAGATTTAAAATCAATGGTTTGCGACTCATTTACACAATATAACGAAGCAGGTATTGGTGTGTCAATATCAAATAATGGATATGCACAATTAGTTTCGATATTTACAATTGGATGTGAAATCGGAATTGG